AAGAGCTACTTCGCGAAGGACTTCAATACTGATCCGACACAGCTTCAGTCCACGGGCCACTACCTCTATGCTGCCTGGGACGTCCATCCGGTCCTCGCTGCAGTCACAGGCAGCGGCCTCCTCGCCGCCGCGTTCTCCGCTGGCGGCACTGCTCACCCGGGCGTCGAGCCTTCTGCCTTCGTCGTGACCTCCTCGCTGTCGAGGAACGTCGGCAGCACGACGGTCCCCAACTACGAGAACTTCCGCGACAGATTCAGCCACGCGCAGACGCCGTGGATCACCTCGCAGAAGTTCGGAGGGTCCGCCCAGAACCTCTTCAGGTTCCACACGATCGACGATGGCAACGGTGCCGGAAGCCGAGTCAAGATCTCGATCGAGAACATCACTCCCTCGACCGACCCTCTCAACAAGTTCGGCTCCTTCACTGTCGTCCTCCGCGACTGGACGGACAGGGACCTGGACAAGAAGCCCATCGCCAACGAGACCTACTCGGGCGTCAACCTGGACCCGTCGTCTGACCGCTACATCGCCAAGGTGATCGGAGACGCTCACGCGTACTTCGACTTCGACCGCGAGGAGTCTTCTCAGAAGCTGACGGTCGAGGGCAACTACGAGAACCGCTCCAACTACATCCGCGTCGAGATGAACACGGACGTGGAGAACGGCTTCGTGGATCCCTCTGCGATCCCGGTCGGATTCAGAGGAATCGAGTACCTCGTCACGAGCGGCTCGGCACCCCTGCCCGCCATCGACACTCCGGTCTCTGGAGCGTTCGCCGACGCCAACGTGCTGAAGAGCACTGTCCAGGCGCCCCTTCCCCTCCGCCGCAAGATCACGACCTCGACAGAGTGGTCGTCGACTGAGCAGGTGGAATCGAAGTTCTACTGGGGCGTCCAGTTCGAGCACCCCGAGGCGCTTCTCAAGAAGAACACCAACACTCTGCCGAACGACTCTCTCAAGTCCTTCGCCAAGTACTTCCCGAACTTCGCAGTGGACACCCTGCCGTTCGCTGTGGGAGACAGCGACGCTGCTGACACCTTCAACAACAACATGTTCTCTCTCGAGAACATCATGGTCGTGACGGGCACCAACGGCCTCGCCAACCCCAACAAGTGGGCAGACGCCGTGTACGCTCGAGACGGCGCCCTCACTGCTGCAGACCTCGCTGGTCTGGGCACGGACTCCTCCAAGGTCAGAAACTTCAAGGTGGAGGACCTGACGTCCAACAAGACCTTCGCCAAGTTCACCCTGATGCTCCAGGGCGGATTCGACGGCACCAACCTGTTCGACGCAGACGAGGCGGCAATCAACAACGCTGCAGTCGCAGCCGACATGAACGCCGCCGCGGGTCGCGGGCTGAACGAGGGACCCAACGTCAGGACCTACCTCAAGGCCCTGGACATCATGCAGAACACGGTCAACGGAGACATCCAGCTCCTCGCAATCCCTGGCATCCGCCAGCCGATTGTGACGGACGCCGGCATCCTCGCCGTCGAGTCCCGCTTCGACGCTCTGTTCCTCGTGGACCTCGAGCAGCAGGATGAGTTCGGATCCGACGTCAACGCAGACACGCAGCTGCCGTCGGTCACCAACACTGTGCAGGTCTTCCAGGACCGCTCAGTGGACACCTCCTTCGGCGCTTCCTACTTCCCCGACGTCCTCTACAAGGACCCGACTGGAACGAACCTGTTCGTCCCGCCGTCGGTCGTCGTGCTCGGAGCTCTGGCCCTGAACGACGCTGTCGGCCACCCGTGGTTCGCTCCGGCGGGCTTCACGAGGGGCGCTCTTCCCACCGCTGCTCTCGAGCCGCGCGTTAGGCTGAGCCAGAAGGACATGGACACGCTGTACGACAACGGCATCAACCCCATCGTCCACTTCCCGGGAGCTGCCCAGTCGGGCACCAACCCCCAGGGTGGCCTGGTCGTGTGGGGACAGAAGACCCTTCAGCTCGCTGCTAGCGCGCTGGATCGCGTCAACGTCCGACGCCTCCTGATCGAGATCCGTCGCCAGGTGCGCGACATCGCTCAGACCATCATCTTCGAGCCCAACAGGGCATCGACGCTGGCCCGCTTCTCGGCTGCGGTCACGCCCCGCCTGCAGAGGATCCAGGCACTCGCTGGACTCGAGAACTTCAAGGTGGTCATCGACTCCTCGACGACGACCCAGGACGACATCGAGAACAACACCCTCCGAGGCAAGATCTTCGTCCAGCCCACGAAGACTCTGGAGTTCGTGTCGCTCGACTTCGTTGTGGCCAACAACGTCAATCAGTAAGGCGGACATATTCGTCGCTAATCGCCGGTTGGTTACACCGTAGGATTAGCGACGAATATTCTGGGAGACAACATGAGAATCACCCGCAAGGAACTGACCGAGATGGTGGAGGACGAGGTGGCGAATGCTCTCCTCGACGTCTCGGTCAGTCGACTGCAAGAGGGCTACGTCAAGTCGACCATGGTGGACGTGGATGCTCTGGTCGACGAGCTAGCTGATGAGGCGACTTCTTCGAGCGGAGACTTTGACGAGCTGGTGGTCAAGTTCAAGCAGATCCTCGGCATCTACGGCATCGTGGACAGGTGAGGGTCGCAATTTGGGGCGAGTTTTCTGGGGGCTGAGTTACTTACGCATAACGGGGACGCGACAGGACCCGAACGGAGTTGAACATGGCTGCTGAGACACTAGACGTTTCTTCGATGATTCCTGCGAAGTTCGAGCCGAAGCGCAAGAATCGCTGGGTCCTCATGATCGAGGGCATCGACGCCTACATCGTCAAGACCGCTGCTCGCCCCACGTTCACCACGGACGAGATCGAGCTTCCCTTCATCAACTCCCGCAGGTACCTCGCTGGACTGACGAAGTTCGAGACGATGTCGGTCACTCTCCACGACCCGATCGCTCCCTCGGGCGCTCAGCAGGTCATGGAGTGGGTGAGGACGCACTTCGAGTCAGTGTCCGGCCGATCGGGCTACGCTGACTTCTACAAGCGCGACATTCAGCTCAAGCTTCTCGACCCTGTCGGCACGGTCGTGGAGCTCTGGGACATCAAGGGCGCGTGGCTCACGTCAGCGAACTTCGGAGAGCTCGCGTACGACGGAGCTGACGCCCAGGAGATCCAGCTCACGATCCGATTTGATCAGGCGGTGCTTCAATTTTAAGTCATCGACGAACTCGTTGATGTTGAAAAAGAAGGCCCTTTCACGGGCCTTCTTTCTATTTGCACGCTCACATATACATATGCTCAGTCATACTGTAGAGTGAGAACATGCACAAATGCCCATCATGCGACAAGGAGTTTGATAAGCTCATCTCTCTGTCCATCCACTATCGACATGAGCACAACGGCAAAGCAGAGCACCTCTGCGTCCTTATCTCATACGGTGGCTGTCAACCACTCTGCGCTTGTGGATGTGGAAAGCCCACTCGATTCCTCTCGGTCGAGAAAGGGTTCACGACATACCTTCGAGGTCACAGTCAGAAGATCAAGAACAACTGGGGTCATAACCCAACAGTTCGAGACAAGAGTCATGCATCACGAAATGCTAGCTATGCTAGGGGAGAGTGGTCAGCTTGGAACAAGGGAGAGACGAAAGAGACTGACGAGAGACTTTCTGCGTACGGAAAACTGAACTCACAGAACTTCTCTGAAGAGAAGAAACGTGAGTACAGCGAACGCATGTCCCGTCACCGACTCGATGGCACAGTTCCCACGCTCCGAGGTAAGGCCCACTCCCAGTGGAAGGGCGGCACGTCAGCTCTCGCCCCTCTTGCCCGAGCGCGCATCTACGCGAAGTGGACCTACCCGAAGCTCGCCTCATCTGGCTTCAAGTGCTCGGGGTGCGGGTCCTCGAAGAGTCTTGAGGTCCACCACAGCGGCAAGCGTTTCGCAGAGATCCTGCACGAGGGTATCGAGACGCTGGGTGAGCCCGGAGACGACTTTGACAGGAAGGACTGCTTCTGTGACTGGGTCCTCCGATACCATCTCCAGCACGACATTCCCGGCATCGTCCTCTGTGCCACCTGCCACGAGTCTCTGCACGCTACGGAGTTTTCTCCGCTGGACCCATACTTAGCTCCATGAAGCTCACCGAGCAGGACCTGCGTTACATCATCCGGGACGTGATCTCAGAGGTCAGCCCCGCGTGACCGCCAAGAGGTCTGCTGCTGGCTGGTCTCGCACCAATGACTACGGCGATTCCGTCAAGCGCGGCGGGAAGGTCCGGAACGAGTACAGCGACGAGCCTGATCCTCCGGGCACCGACTACGGCGTCTATGTGTTGGAGCAAACACCTGGGACCCGATCGGGCGCTGGACTCCGGGCGCAAAAGAAGAAGAAGTACACTGTCGAGGGGCGCATGGAGTGGTCCTATTACTTCGACAGCCTCGAGGACTTCATCGCGCAACAGTCGAAGGGAAGCTCATACGTCGCTGGTCGCATTCACTTCCCTTCGACCGAGGGCAAAGTGCTCAATGCGGTCGCCAAGTTTTTCAACGCGGACCCTGCTGAAGTCAGGGCGCAGATCAATGCAGAAAAGAGCAAGCAACGCTCAGCTGCGCGCATTCGCTAGTTAGCCAAGGAACACCCCCATGAAGATCACTCCCTCCCAGCTACGCCAGATCATCCGTCAGGAAGTCCTCGCTGAGGCTGCCAAGAAGAAGCCCGTCGCGAAGAAGAAGTCAAACACGGCCCTTCGCATCGCTCAGGACGCCATCGCTCTCGTCAATGCCGCCGCCATCGCGACCGTGCAGTTCGACAATGAGCTCGAGCAGATGCTTGAGGACGACCTCCGCGGAGGATACGCGACGCCCGAGGACCTCAGGGGTCTCTCTGCGGCGAAGCTTCAGCGTCTTCCCTGGGACAAGATCCTTCCGAAGATCAAGGGAACTCTCATCACGTCCATCCTCGATGCTGCAGCCAAGGTGTCCCATGACCCAGATGGCGACAAGTTCAATGATGAGTTCGAGGGAAAAGTCTCCCTCGCTGGGGGCGATGACGATGGTGACCCTGACTACTGGCGCAACCGTCGTCGCTAAGAAAGACCAACATGAAGCTCACATCAGACCAGCTCCGTAACATCATCTCGGGCGTCATCTCCGAGGCCGCAAAGAAGAAGAAGCCCGCTGCTAAGAAGAAGCCGGCGAAGAAGTCTCCTGCCAAGAAGCATGCCAAGAAGAAGGCAGCTCCCAAGCTGCAGGCCACTCACGATCTCGCATCGGAGGTCGCATCATTGATCTTCGATCAGATCGACAATCTGATCAGAGAGAGCTTCGATCCCGATGCCCTCGCTGATGCAGTCCACGATGTGGTTCAGCAGAGCGACGCCGGCGAGGTCGCTGAGAATTTCTCAGACGACGAATTCGCGAATGATGTTGGCATGATCTTCGAGGAGGAGCATCTCAAGGATCTTCTCGGGACTGTCGTGGACACAGCTGCTCAGGTCGCGACTCTCATCGACGACATGCTGCAGGAAGCAGCCTACGATCCCAATGCTGATGACGGCGACTCCTATCTCGACGCCTCTGCCGACGACGAGGAAGAGGCAGATCCGAGAGACATCGAGGGACCTCCCAGCAAAGCACGCGGATTCGGAACGTCCTCATTCAAACCAGGAGTGACTGCGCTCGGCGGCCCGAACCCGCGCAAGTCAGCTGGCCGTGGCAAGCCTTCGGGTGAAGCAGAGCGCAAAGCCCGATTCAAGCGCGGCGGTCCCATCTCGAACTTCGACTGACCCGCACAAATTCAGCCCGAAGCGGAGGTCATCGACCTCCGTTTTCGTTTAAGCTGGTTCCTATTTCAGTGCTGCTCCATTTACTCCCGCCTGGGATCAACGTAGTATCGTCCCGAGGCAGGAGAACACATGTCAGACGACAGAGAGACACGCAACGCCATCTTCTCGCAGCAGCTACCCCAGGGCGTCCAGCAGGGAATGCCCACTCAGACAGCAGCGCAGAGGATGAGAGCCGACTTCGGCATGGACATCCCTCAGGAGACTGTCCCTCTTCCCTCCAGTGGCAAGACCTATCCCAAGGAATCTCCCGTCTACTGCGCGGAGACCGTGGACATTCGAGCCATGACCGCTCGTGAGGAGGACATCCTGACCTCCAGAGCCCTGATCAAGAAGGGCACCGTCATCACGGCCCTCATCAAGTCCTGCCTCATCAATCCCGCCATCGAGCCCCTGGACCTCCTGTCGGGAGACCGCAACGCTCTCATGGTGTCCATCCGAGTCACGGGCTACGGCCCGCTCTACGAGGTGGAGATGGAGTGCGGGGAGTGCGAGGTCAAGGCGCCCAGAGAGTTCAACCTGGGAGAGCTTCCGATCAAGCGTCTGGAGATCGATCCGGTCATCCCCGCGACGAACCTGTTCGAG